GGCCGTTATGGACATTTGTCAGTAGATGAAGGACCGCCCAACGCTCGCAACCATGCGACGAGCTTGTATAGAGTGCTTAGCGTTAATATAGAGACCATCAGTAGCCGTTGAAGCAAATATGCGCTTTGTCGGAACCGAGCTAACAAAAGAAGCGTTGAGCGCCGGATCACTCGCGAAAATGCGCGACATGTGCCAATGGTCCAATGTGGTATCCCGGAACTCTCCGGAGATGAGACTTTCTGATCTGCGATACTCGTCGTAGCGGTCCTGAAATCCGAATGTTCCTTCGGGGGTTGCATGGGCAGCGTACACCTCCTTATTTAAAATCTCCTGCTGGCCGATGTGCTGTAGTTCTTGTTGCCAGTAGTCCTCCTTAAACCGCCGATTCCAAGGCCGGAATATACCCTGGCCGTAGATCGTTTTTGGGCGCGCCGTCATGAGCGAGATGATAAAGCCATGTTCTTCAAAGAACTTACGATAGCGATTGCTTCGCATTCCAGCGATACCATGCCCATAGAGGGAGCCGACACCACCATCGACACCCTCGGCCGTTTGAAGGACTTCAGAGAATTGAATGACTTCGCGACCTCCTCCGAGATATTCAGGGCGCTGAAGACGTGCATCGGAGGACCGGACTCCGAGGTAACGTAGATATTCAGTGTAGCGGGACCCATAGCGCGCCCGCGCCTCAGCGTAGCGTTGCAAAGCCATCGCTTCACGCAACGCGTTGATGGTAATAGCCGAAGCATTGCTCAAATCCGCGAATACTTGAGGACGATTAGTGCCACTAGACGCTGCGGCCGACTGGTGCCGCACACCCAGAATCTTAGAAGCAGTTCCCTCCGAAACCTTCATCAACGGTTGAGCACCAGCGGCCGTGTAATCAGACGCTGATGTAGTGCCGAAATAATTCTGATCTGCTGCAATAGCCGTACCGGCAGTTGCGATACCTAAAACTGGCGCTGTCGTGCCAAGAGGTATTGTAATCGAAGCGCCTTTTTGCTCCCAAGGCCGAGCTGAAGTAAAATAATCCTTCTCCCAGTCAGCATTTTGGAGCGCCGTATTTGTGGTCGTATCAGGACCCGAAGTTTCGTCAATAACCAGCTCAGATTGAAGATCTTGGTCACGATAGAATTCGTTCCATATTTTTGCATAGGCGCGAAAAGGAAGAGCCGACACCTCAATATTGTTCACACCAGTAGGAACACCAAGATAGTCAGCAAGAGAGCCAATAGCCGCTCCGGAGCCCCCCCCGATTGTGATAGTTGGAAAAATCGAAGCATCAAGGCCGTCCGGCCCGCCTGTAATGAAATCCTGAAAATCTTCCCAAATGAGCCGATTCGGGACAAACCAGTGATGAATAGCAACCCGCACTGGGTGCATAACCGGCGCCAGGATCGGAGCGCAGCGAAGCAGCATAGAAGTCGATTGCTGGATAGTATCACCGGGAAGCACCTCCGTTAGGCCAATAGGAATAAGCTCCCCCATATCGCAGGTGAAAAGCTTGGTGTAAGACAGATTGAACTTGTTTCGCTTCATAGACTTTCCCGTTTTTTTGATCGATTTGCCTTGCCTATTAACTGCCTATATTTCCCCTCATTCGCCTCCATAATGAGAGCCTTGAAAGTTTCCGAATAGAGACCCTTGGGCGCAAGTACCTTCGCAGCTTCGCGCAGAGGCTGCATCTTTTCCTGTTGTAGCTGAATGACTTCCGGTGGCGCATCCGGCATCCGTCCCATTTGCTCGCGCAGTTTCCGCGTTAAGTACCTCCCAAGCGGTCGGACATACGTTCCGTGCTGCAAAGATGTGGGAACATCGGTCAGACTGTCTAAGTTGTGGGTGAGAAGAGCGGAAGCAACCTCCGGCATAAAGCCAGCACCAATCCCAGGCTTCAAGCTCATCCGCGCAAATTCCGGGTGCCTTCCACATAGCCGAGGATCGTCCTTAGACGTTAACTTTTTGGTGACATAGCCTGCGATATACGCCGCACTGCCGTCTTCCAATTGGCCAGAATGAACGAGTCCCTTACCCCATATTCGGCGGACACCATCGCAAACGCCGCAGCAATTTCCGTATCGGTTAAGCTGAGTAATTCCGCGGTTGCACGCGGGGTAATTAAAGAGCGCAAGGTGATAATGGGGGCGCTCTGTTTCTGTTCCGTATTCTCCGACATTAAAGTACCTCAGTTTTGATGGGTGATAATCAATCCTAAGGCGCTTCAAAAAGTCTGTCAAATCTTTTGGATCAAGTGTCGCTTTTTCTCCGATAATTGGGATATTTTCATCGTCATATGTGAGCGTCCAGAAGCTGTTAACAGCGTGCTGGGTCGCTTCCAGCATAATGCGGTGGGTCCACATACGACGCCGATTAATCCGGCAGGGCATACATTGCCCGCAACCATACGCGTTCCCACCGCTAGCTATATAAGGGTTACGACACAGCAACATTACATCCTGAAGCCGATACGCATTGGACCAGAACGCCGACGCCTGGACTTAAAGCGACGCCGCATAGGACGGCGGGAGAAACGACGTTTCCGACGAAATCGCATGCAATAACCTCCTATTGATACCACCTAGAAAACCCATACCGGCCGCGCCGCTGGGGAACTCTACGATACTCCTGATGAATTGGGCTGTAAACCCACATGTCCCCGTCCTTCTGAAAACCGGCCGGGGGGTTGCCGCCATGAGCATCAAGAGTGGGGGCAAGTCTGTTGCGGACATTCCAGGCAAGCATGCCGATGAGGTCTTCTTCGAGCCGGTCTTTGACGTCCTTCGACATGACCGGAGCCCATCCTGTAGGTGTACGAGCGTAGCCAGTATCCGTGATTGCGCCGGGTTCCTGCGAACCCGCCTCGGGAGCTGAAGCAACTCGTTGCTGACTGTTCGTTGAAACGAGCGGAGAGTTGCCTTGCCCTTCGACGAGGTATCGGTCCCCAGTACCCGGCATCGCCGGTGGAGTACCCGCCGTGTTAATCTTGGCAATTTGGCTTGCGAGTAAATCATTTTCGAGACCCATGCGCCGCAGGTTTAGGTCTTGGATTGTCTTCGTATACGCGTCCAAGCGTTCGCCACCACCTCGCGTCGCATTAACTGCGCGAGAGATGTCTTGCCCCGCTGCTGCCAAGCCGGAGGCAACGGACGGACCTCCAATTGAGACGGGCGAATAGGACATCGTCTGCGCTCCGAGAGCGGCAAGCGGATGTATTCCAGCAGCCTTCGCATCAGCAACCTTCCACCGAATACCTTGTTGCGCAAAGTCTTTCTGAAGTTGGCGATCTTTCTTTTTATCATTAGAGCCTAATATCCCGCCAACAATGTTAGCACCGGCCGAGATAATATTGCCTAGCATTTCACTTCACTCCAGAAGTTTCGCTTTTTTGAGCCTTTTGCACCTCGTCTTGTAAGGCGAAGAGCGTGGATAACTTCGCGTCGAATCTTTCGACGAACGCATATTCCGACTCGTTCAGGGACAGCGAAACGAACCGAATTGTGTACTCCGGCGACGAGACGACTATCACCGCGCCGCACGGACTTAGGGGGGGAAATAGATGTAGTTGGATCGAAATATCGTCTGTCTCCGACATACGGAATAACCTCACGTGGTTCGGGATTTATAGGGATAGGTAAGAGGACTGGCGCAGGCCGAATTGGAGCACTCAACAGCTGCGCTAGCGATTGATTGAGGGAATCGCGTTGAGGTGTAGATGATGATGTTTTTGATCTGGCCATGCGCTGGTCCTGTCACCTAACACAGTGCATAACAAGGAATGCACTGTTTTTTGGGTTCATCCCCGGCCCTTGGCGCGGCCGGGGGCCTCGCATAGAGGGCGAGGAAGAAGCGGAGCCTCACCAGGGATCAGCGACCCTGGAGACCGGCCCCACTTGGGTGAGGGCCGGCTCCAGGGATCACTGATCCACCCGGAGAATTACGCCTTTTCAGGCGGAGTAGTAGCCCCCGAAGACGGGGGGGGAGCACTCGCCGAAGGGGGCGAGTGCTCCCCCCCCGTCTTCTGTGGGGGCTGAGAAGCCAGAGCAAGCATATGGTCAAGCGCCGGGTCGGGTTCGAAATCGCTTTCCCATGGAGAATGCGGCTCCATATCCTCGCCGACATCGAAATCATTAGCCTCTTCTTCAGTTTCCGCGCCCATCTGCGCGGCCTCATGAGAAGCCATACGGATCATCTGCCGCATTTGCTCCGCAAGTGTGGGCTGTTTGCGGTAGCCGACAGGGGGTTGCATAGGAGTAGGATTAGGTATTTCGTGGCCATTTCCATCAAGATAAAGCTCTTGAACAGACTGCTCACGCTGCATTTCTTCTTTCATAGTAGTGCCTCAAAGTTAGGCCGGGAGATGGGGGGGAACACTCGCCGAAGGGGCGAGTGCTCCCCCCCATCTCCCAAGGCCGTTATGGACATTTGTCAGTAGATGAAGGACCGCCCAACGCTCGCAACCATGCGACGAGCTTGTATAGAGTGCTTAGCGTTAATATAGAGACCATCAGTAGCCGTTGAAGCAAATATG